TGGTGAGATAGAGTGTGCATCATGTAAGGGTAAAGGAAAAATAATGGCTGATATGGTTGATGCTACTACTTTGTATACAACTGGAGTAAAGAAAGAAATCAATTGTCCAAGATGTAAAGGAAAGGGAGTTAGAGTTTGTTCTGATTGTGGTGGTAGTGGTAATATTACATGTGATAATTGTGGAGGAGATGGTTATTATTCATGTCAAAATTGTCGAGGAAGGGGATGGTATCGATGTCCAGATTGTATGTAAAAAAATAAATATATAAAATATGAAAATAATAAGGGCAAGGCTTAAGCCAATTAGTGGAGCAACAGAATTTATCTCTGTTCGTGGTAGAATTAAATCATTGTTACAAAAAAACGAAGGAGATATGTTCCATTTCGTAATCGATGATGGAAAGGGAGTAAGAACAGTTAAGGAGTTTGGCCCCGAAAATATTAACACAGAGTTAGTTGGTCAAATAATTCCGATTGTGGATGACACACTTTTTGCTAAATTCAACGAAGATGGAACAATTGAAGTTGTTACTGAATCAAATGAAGGAGCTCTTCCTCGTCAAAGTACAGTTAATCAATTAAAGAAACTTAGAGGAAAGTGTCGAGGAACAGATATTGGTGATAGAGTTTCAGATATGAATAAACAAGGATCTAATATTCAATATATTCAGAATCCAATAGACACGGGAATAGAATCATTTGAGGATTTTGAACGAAATAATAAAAATTTTATTCCTGGGTGGAATTTAAAACACCTAATCAGCCCCTTTAGAAACAGTAAAAAGAAAAAGAAAAAATCTTAAATGAAACATTTAAAGAGATTTGATGAATATTCAGAATCAATTAAAGTGCCAATTGAAATCGGAGATATCATTTTAGGGGGCAGATTTAAAAATAAAAAGACAGTTGTTAAAAAGATTGGTAAAGACGATAACAATCAAATAACTGTTAATAATAAGCCACTTTTAAAATGGAGGATTAAAAAAACAATGCCAAAAAAGTAATTACTTTAAATTAGCTAATATTACTTTGTATTCTTTCATTAATTCATCAAATAGTGGCTCATCAAACGCTTTCATTAAATTTAATAATCTTCCAATTCCTGATTCGGCAGGAGTTACTTTTTTTAACTTGAGTTGTAGGAATTTACCACGGATTTCCTTTTCTAATCTGATGATGTCTTTTTCTCTAGCCATTTATTTAAAATTTTAACAAAAATAAAAAATATTTTCCACTTTTCCAAAATATAAATAAAATATATAACTAAATATGATAATAAAGAAATATATTCAGTTTATTGAAGAGTCAAGTGGTCATCAATTTGGTGTGGTTATGATTGAAATCCCAGTGAATAATTGGGATGAAATTGTTAGTCATATTGATCCTGATGATGTTTATACTGAAGGTGAAAAGTATGGAATAGAAGATAATCCACATTGTACAATACTTTATGGATTACACAAGGAAGTTTCGGTTGAAATGGTTGAAGAAGTGTTATCATCAGTTAATAGTGGAATAGATATTGAGATAGAAGGAATTGGTATATTTAATAATCATCCTAAATTTGATGTTGTTAAATTCAATATTAAACCAAATAATAAGTTACAATATTTATTTGACGAATTATCAAAACTTCCAAATTCAAATGAGTATCCTGACTATTGTCCACATATTACAATTTCTTATGTAAAAAAAGGAACAGCTAAAAAATATATCAATAATGATTATAGATATGGAGTTAGTGGATCACATGTGGTAACATATTCAACAGCAGATAGAAATAAAGTTAAATTTGATTTAAATGAAAAAATAAACGAGGCTACAATTGGTGGAAAAACAAAAATAGAAGATATTATAATAGGAAAAGAACCATTAGATATTTTTTTGAAGTATTTTAAAAAACATGATATACAATCTTCTGAACAATTAAAAAAAGAATGTGATGAAAAAATTGAAATTGTAAAAGATATTTGGAATGAAATTAATTATGAGTTTCCTCATAGATTTTCAATTAAATTTCAAGAATATGGTTATAGGGATAAATTAAATAATATTGGAATTTTAAATAGTTGGTCGAATATAAGCCGTCGCAGGTCTCCACGAATAACCCCGTTTATTGATGTTTCTCTTATTGACCACAATCTTCCTAAAATAGATAAAGAATTAAGTTTGTTTATTATTGAATCACTTGATAGATGTAAAGATATTGGTGTTAGTTTATCAGAAAATGTTGATGTTCGATATGATAGAATATTTCGATTGGATGTTTTGAATGAGTATAGATATTATAAATTTTATTCTACTCCAGAAGATAGTAATGTAATTAAAACAATTGAGGTTACGTTATGGAATAAGGATCAGAAAAAATTACGAGAATTGTATAAAATATTACAAGACGATTTATGTGGATCTGCATTATATCATGATAACATACGAAAAGAGATGATACAAATGGGATATGGAATTAGAACCACAAATTGTATTGCTCCGAATGTCAAAACATGTGAAATGGATATACGTTTTAATTTATTTAAACTTAAAAAAAGAAATGAAGATAACAACATATAAATTATTTTTAGAATCCCAACAAATTTCAGAGACTATATATCATTGGTTTGAAGATTTAAAATCAATTCAATGGGGAAGAAAGGAATTTAATGAGAATTGGTTAAAATTAAATTCGGATCATTATATTGGAGAAGGTTGGTATGAAAAAGTTAAATTACATGTTGATAATATTTATCAAAAAATAGAGCAAGCTGATTTAAATAACATATATGACAGAATGTATGATATATGGGATCAATATTTAGGACATGAACGAATGGTATATGGTGCTGTATTATATGGAGATGTTGATAGGTATAATAAAGAAAATAGAAATAAATTTAATGGAACATTACCAATATCAAATAGAAGATTTAATATTTATAGAAAAAAATCAGATATAACTGTGCACATTTTAAAAAGTATACTTCATCCAACCCTTTTTGTTGGTTATCCAAGTGTTAATCTGAGAATTCAAAATAATGAAAAAGAAGTTACAGATTCCAAATATCAGTGTCAAAATTTTAACATTAACAAATATCATATTCATAATAATATGGAAAATATTCGAGGAGTAACATGGGATTTTGAAAAAATAAAAGATTATGATATTAATTTATTTTTACCGACGTATGCTCCTGGTATTGTTATATTTTTATCTAGTTATCATAAAATTGATATTGATCTTTTAAAACTTGAAAACGATTTAGATGAAGTTTTGGAGACTATTTTACCAGATCTGGACTATGAAGAAGTTATATTTGACCATTCTAGAGGATTTGGTGTCTTTGATCGAAACATTAAGGTTAATGATTATACTGTTAAGATTTTATTAAAAAGTTAAAAAATCGACAAATTGAAAGGGAGTAATATAATTTTAATATATAATTAAAATTAAATTGTCGTTTTATATGAAAGTAGTCACAACTGAACTTATTGAAAATATTATAAGAGATTATAATATGGGATTGCCAATATCTCGAAAAAATAAAATTTTTTATCAGAATCAAATAGGAACATTAACACATGATGTTGGATTTCTATATACACATGAGGAAAAATTAGAGTTTGCTAAATGTTCCAATGATATACATTATTTTATTGAGCAATATTGTGGAATAAAATTAATACAATATCAAAAAGATTGGATTGATGATTTTAAAAATAATCGATTTTTAATTTATTGTATTTCTAGGCAACTCGGATACTCTACTGTTATGTCAGCTGTTTATTTACATTATATGATTTTTAATGCTGATAAATCAATTTTATTGATCGGTAATAAAGGATCCACAGTTGTGGAGTTTATAAATAAAATTTATAGACATTATTTTAATATTCCTTATTTTTTAAAACCAGGTATCCAACAAAAAGAACTAAAAAAATTAAAATTTAATAATGGGTGTCGAATAGTATATCAATCAGTTAAGAATATTGCAATTGGATTTACTCCAGATATTTTATCGATTTTAGAGTTCGCTCATATTCCTAATTTAGAAACAATATATTCATCTTTAATTCCTATTGTTAGTTCGTTTAACAATACTAAATTGATAATACAATCACAACCTAATGGATATAATAAATTTATTGAGATTTTACAAAATGCAGAAAGAAAAGATGGCGATCCGTTAAAAAATAATTTTAAAACAATAAGAACATATTGGTGGGAGTTTCCAGGTAGAGATGATGAGTGGAAACAAAGAACAATAAAGGAACTCGGTAGTGAGAAATTATTTCAACAAGAATATGACTTACAATTTATTGTTCAATGATAAAACTTTTTTTTATCTTTTGATATAAATTTCAATCGATATTAAAATCGATAATAAAAAATAATATAAAAAATATGGCAGAATTAGATGATTTGTTTAACGGTGGTTTAGACGGCAAAATGGACTTTTTAAACGATCAAAAGGCAGCGAGCAATGACGGCATTTATAGAGTTGATCTTAACAAATGTCGGGACAAAAAGAAAGGATGGAAATCCATTATTAGATTTCTTCCTAATTTAACAAAAGATGGTAAGGTAGGGCAAAGCGCTATCGAAAAAATCACACACTATGTGGATATTAAAAATCCAAAAGAACTTAGTGGTTGGTTTGATTCACCAAAAAACATTAACCCATCTACTGGGGTTAGATTTAATGATAAATGTCCTTTAACAGACCTTTATTATGCAATGCAGAACTCTAAAAATGCAATTTTGATTGAAAAATCAAAACAATTAAAGTACTCTAAGAAGTATTATTCATATATTCTTGTACTTGAAGATGAACAGCAGCCAGATATTGTTGGAAAAATTATGATTTTCCAATATGGGAAAACAATTAAGGATAAAATTTTAGCTGAAAAGAATGGTGAGATTTCAGGAATTGGTTGTAATGTTTTTAGTTTGGATTCGGGAAAAGACTTCGTTCTGGTTGTAAAAGAAATACAAACTGGGGAGGAAACATATCCAGATTATAAGATGTCAATGTTTAAACCTGAAGCAACTTCTCTTCCCGTTTATTTTAAGGAAAAATCAGCATTTAAAAATGCACCAGTGATTGATGGTAAAATTGATCCTAAATATCAAAGTAAGATTAAGGATTTTCTTATCGAACGTGATCATGATTTGGAAGAATATTCTCCAAAGGCACTTACCGAAGAGCAGCAAGCTAAAATTACCGAAATTTCAAATTTCTTAACTGGAAAGGCATCTACTTCTTTTAAACCAACAAATGAAGCAAAACCGACTAGTGATGATTTTAATTTTGAAGAAAATTTTTCCGAAAAAACATCCAAACAAACTGGTGGAACGGAAGAAGAAGATGATTTCTTTAGTGAGTTGTAAAAAAAAACGATGAATAAAAAAACCTCTTTTTAAGGGGTTTTTTTATTCAAATATGTTAAAGGGAGTGCCTGTTTTAATATATAAATTATGATATTAAGTACTAAAATATTAGTTAAGAGCAATAAATATTATCAAAAATTAGGATATAACATTTCCGAAAAGTATATTGAAATAAATATAAAAGATTTACCCAAGGGGTCACATGTTAAAATTTTAGCTAAATGTGATTATTGCTATTTAGAAAGAGAAATATCATTTAAAGAATATAATAAAAATATATCAATTAATGGTAAATATTCTTGTTCAATAAAATGTGGAGTTTTGAAATCAAAAGAAACCAATTTAGAAAAATATGGAGTTGAATCAACAAATCAATTAGATTCTGTAAAGGAAAAAAATAAAAAAACAATAAAAGAAAAATATGGAGTTGATCATATATCACAAGTTAATGAAATAAGAAACAAAAAGAGTCAAAAAATGAAAACAGATTCAAAGAATATTTCAGATAGAATTAGCGAATTTTGGAAAAATTTAGATGATATTAAAATAGATGAAATTAATAATAAAAGAAAAGAAACAGTATTTAATTTATATGGAGATGATAATATATCTAAGTTAGATTGTATTAAAGAGAAGATTAAAAATACAGTTTTTAAAAATTGGGGAGGATTTACATACCAGTCAAAATATTTAGTGGATAAGATTATATTAACTAATTTAGAAAGGTATGGGGTTACGTTTTCTGCTAGTTCTGAAATAGTTAAAGAGAAGATTAAAAAAACAAATTTAGAAAAATATGGATTTGAATGTGCTGCTAAAAATGAGGATGTAAAAAACAAAACAAAAAACACAATAAAAAGTAAATACGGAGTCGAGAATATAATGTTTTTAGATCATATAGTTAAGGATTTAAAAAATAAATTTTATGATAAGTGGGGAGTTGACTCATATTTTAAAACAAATGAATTTAAATTAAGTGAAAAAGGAAACACCCTAAAAAATGAAATTTGGAGAATAAAAAATCTTAAGATATCTAATGATGATAACTATATAAGGTATATTGGTGAATATAACTCTGAATTTAAATGTGATTGTGGAGAAGATCATACCTTTGTCATAAGTAGTATAAACTATCATAATAGAATTAGATTAAATACCAAATTATGTACAGTTTGCTTTCCAATTTCAGAAAATTCATCAATTAAAGAGATAGAATTAAGAAATTATATTTTATTAATTTATAATGATGATGTAATTTCTAATTATCGAGATGTTTTTGAGATAGATATTTATATTCCAAAGTTGAAATTAGGATTTGAATTTAATGGTTTATATTGGCATAGTTTTGAAAAATTGGATAAAAATTACCATTATGATAAATCTAAATATTTTATGGAGAAAGGAATACGAATTATTCATGTTTGGGAAGATGATTGGGATTTTAAAAAAGATATAGTGAAAAGTCAAATTAAAAATTGGATCGGAATATCAGAAAATAAAATATTTGCTCGTAAATGTGAAATAAGAGAAATTAATGAGGTTAGTTTATATAAAAATTTTTTAAACCAAAACCATATACAAGGGTTTGTAAGATCAATTATTAAATTAGGATTATTTTATAAAGGAGAATTGGTTAGTTTAATGACATTTGATAAAAGCGAAGGAAGAAAAAAGATGAATGTAAATGAATGGAATTTATCTAGATTTTGTAGCAAATTAAATGTCAATGTTGTCGGAGGTGCGTCTAAATTGTTGAATTATTTTATAAAAAAATACTCACCCGTGAGAATTACATCATTTGCTGATAAGGATTGGAGCCAAGGAGATTTGTATTTTAAATTAGGATTTAAATTAATATATGATTTGAAGCCAGATTATAAATATATTTTAGATAATAAGAGAGTAAATAAACAAAAATTTACAAAGAAAAAATTAAAAAAAATGGGATATTTTAATATTACGGAATCACAAGCTACTAAGGAAATAGGATTAGTTAAAATATATAATTCAGGTCAATTAAAATTCCAACTTTTATTAATATCATAATATAAATATATGTATGCGTGGCTAGCATAATGTAATGTGCTAACTTAATCCAAGTTAGAGATCTTGTTCAAGTCAAGGCCACTGCTCAAAAAAATATAAAATAAGTATGAATCTTAAAAATAAAAAATTCAGAGATAATAAAACAGGAGAAGTTATCAAAGTTATTGATTCGTTTGAAAATATAGCTATTTTAGAAAATAAAGAAAAAATAGATGCTAGACGGCTTTTAAATCCATCATTTTTTACTGAAGAAATCGATCCAGCTTCTTTTTTTAATAATCAATTAACCTACAATTCACTCGCGGAGAAAATAAAAAATATTCCAATTGAGAATATCAAGGATGAGAATGGAGAGGAAATCGTACAAATTAATGCTGATATAAATAGTGGATTTAGACCATCAACAAGTGAATCTGCTGTTATTGTGTCTTCAGAAGAAGATGAAAGAGCAGAGTTGGCTAGAAAATATAGCGCACAAATAGATAATACACAAACTTTAACTAGACAAAATGAGGCATTCGCTAGATTATTGGGAGAAGATGCTGATGAATTGCCAAAAACCACAACAATCATACAGCAACCAGTTAGTCAAGAACAGGATAAAGTTCAAAGAGTTGAAGTTAACAGAGGTGAAAGAATTCCTACTGTTGCTCATGAGAATATTCCTCCAACTATTGTTATTGATGACCCAATTATTTCTTTATTTAAAAAAACAAAAAGAACAGTCGATTTTTCAATTTCAGTTAATATAGATAATAAGATTCCAAGATTGGATTTTATTGAAATGATGGAAGAATCATATGAAATGAGCATTATTGAGTTTTTAGCTGAAGAATTTACCGAAAATTTATTAAAAAATCCTAGAATTATTAAAAACATGATTCGAGAAAAGATTAAAGAGATGGTTTATAAAAAAGAAAGTAAATCTAAAAAACAAATACCTCCTAAAAGTGAAATAATTAAAGAGTCTCCTAAAAGTGAAATAATTAAAGAGTCTGAAAATACAAATCCAAAACCAAGAGGAAGAAAACCTAAAACTGATAAAAATAAGATATAAAAATGGTAGATGAAAAATATATTAAAACAGCTATTACTATTAGGCGGACTTATTTAAAGTTGATAAATAATTTAGATTTGTATAAAAAAAGAGCCGAAGAAGTTTCTAAAAAGTTAGAAGAAACCGTTACAAAGTTAGATAACATTCAAAGTGATATTGATAAAAAAAAGAATGAAAAAATAAAAGTAAATGAACAAGATATTATTGCTAAATTATTTAAGATTTTAGATGAAATTGAGACCGAAGGTAAAAAATTAGAAGAATATATTAATCCTATTAATATAGAGATTGAAAAGTTGGCAAAAGAAGAACAAGAATTATTCAGACAAATAGTGGAACATCATCCAAACTTAACTGAAGATCAAATTGTTAATTCGGTTAGAGATAGATTATCTAAAGAGGGGATTATTTAAACACATTTACTTTATCAAATTGGTTAGCTGTTTCACTAAAAGTATATATTAAAAACAAACGAAGCTTTTTTATTTTTATATATACATACAAAAGAATTTATTCCTAAATGGCTAAAATTTCTAAGTATGTCAAACTCGACAAGAATGTATTGTTGGAATATATTTATGATGATGGTAATCTAATCAGTGAAGATTTTAATATCTTGATTGATTCACGAGATCAAAGTCAGTCATATCTCGCTGGTACATCATCCGTTACTGGTAACACAATAACCAATCAATTATTTAAAATCGATTCTGTTTCTGGTAAATATGGACTAGTTAATCCTAATTATTATTCTTTTTTACAGGTCAGAAATTACGCATCTGGAATTCCATTGAAACATGATACTCTAAAATTTCATGTTCCAATTAATTGGACATTTGGTGAGTACTTGGGGTTTTATATTAA